ATAATAGTAAAAATAGTCGAGGAACCAACCTCGATGTTTGTTGAATGTCATTGTAAATATAGAGCCGTGTTACCGTAGCCTTTACTATGAAAGGAATTTAATTATGGTAACATTTCAATCAAACGATGGTGGCCGTTCGGCCTACTTCAAAGGGCAAGCAGGTGATTGTGTTACTCGTGCTGTCACCATTGCATCTGGCCTCGACTATAAAGAGGTCTACGATACTCTTGCTGAAGGCAACGCCTCACAGCGGAAATCAAAACGTACCCCGAAACGAACCCACAGTGCAAGACATGGTATCAACACCAAGCGCAAGTGGTTCAAAGATTATATGAGGAGCTTGGGTTTTACTTGGGTTCCTCTAATGTCTATCGGATCAGGTTGCAAGGTTCATTTACATAAAGATGAACTGCCAACCACTGGTCATTTAGTTCTTAATCTTTCGCGCCATCTTACAGCTTATATTGATGGCGTTCTTCACGACACTTACGATTGTAGCCGTAATGGTACTCGTTGTGTTTATGGGTATTGGAGAAAAGAGGTAAGACTATGAGAAACAAACACATTTGGGATGCGGTCAACAATGTTTGGCCTAAAGACGTTAATCTTGTTCCAACTGAGCGTGAAGCCGTAATAGGCGTTAAACGTCTTTATAAAAAATTTATGGGACACGCTTGGTCTGGCGAAATTAAAATAACGTCTGGAAACCGACACACTTGGATAAGACGAAACACTTTATCCATAAACCCCGATCACGGATATTATGGTGGTTGGCGTGATATTGTGCATGGTCTTTCGCATTATATTTTTATGCGACAAAACCCAAACCTTAAACCACATAACCCAAAACAAGCCTATCTTGAAAGAGCAATAGCTGAATATGTTGTTGCATCTGGTTTTCTTGAAGGCCGACACGTTAGGCCACTAAAAGAAAAACCAAAAATATCTTTGGTTGAAAAACGATCTAATTATGCCAAAGATATGCTGAAAAAACATCAAGATAACTTAAAGCGCACCGCAAAACTTGTCACAAAATGGCAGAAAAAAGTGCGTTACTACGAAAAACGAAACGCCCCAAGCTGACACTTGGAACGCTTCTAAGAAATAACACTAAACACCGCTACAGTACACGGCTCTTTATTTATAATTGTTACCCTATCAAATGTAAACCTTGAACAGTTATTTGTGGTGATAAGCCCACGATAGATACCAGTATATTCCCCCCACTACTAATAATATTATTATTGTTTTCCCACCTTCAACAAAAATTTTATCCCAAAATGCTTTATCTGCCTTAGCTTTTTTCTTAGCTTTCTCCATAGCCAGTGCATCTCTTTCTTTCTTAGCGCGAATCCTTTCTTCCCGAACCTTGAGGATTTCGTCCCAAGTACTAGGACCATACTTGTTATTAAGCATGACCTTTAAATTTCTCATTTGAGCATCAAGAAGTTTTTGATGAACGACAGTATCCATTGCCGCCGCCATTGAGGTCTCATCATTAGTATCCTCTTCAGTTTTCCTACTGAAGAAAGACAACATGCCTTTATCTTTTTTCTTATCTTGTTCCTTTAATTTTTTTTCAAGGGCATCTTTATGATTAAAAACTGTATTGATTTGATTGGCGATTTCAGAAATATCTTTGGCAGTATCCATGCCAGATTTAACAGCAGAAACAGCAGCCTTCAATCCTGCAGCTATGGCAACGACTTCAACTACCATGATCTTTGCTCCACATTTTTCTCCACAACCATGAATCAAAACGCCCCGATATACGGGATAACCAATACATAAAAGGAGAATGCCAAAGCCAGTGGTTATATCTTCTATAACTTGCCATTGCTCAACCCTCTTTGTTTGTCCTTTAACTTTTCAACGTCCTGTCTCAAAGCCTGTACGTCTTCCTGTAACCGCTTAATGTTAACACCGTTACTCATGCCCTGTTCTAATCGGGACTGTATTTTTTCTACCTGATTACTGAGATGTTCAATTAACATGAACTGCTCCCCATCAGCAGGGGGTTGACCAAGTTCTCCCCGTGGCCATTTTATTCTGAACTCGTTATTCTTCTCGATGTCTGCCTTTAATTCGTTCAAGCCTGTGTCCAAATCTTTTTGAACTAACTGCTCAAAAGTTTCTAATCTATTAAGTCTTTCTACCACCCCGAAGTAACTCCACACGCCCACTCCAACAGCCAAAACAATGGAGATAAGGTTGCGTACAGGCATGGAGATAGCAGTGCTATCACTCATACTCACAGGTTTATCAACCATCATTCATTCCCAAGATGTTCCACAGGCAACCATTTTTTTCCGATTACCCCACCGTCAAATTTCTTGAGTACCAGTCTACCTTTCTTACATTCCCACCGCACCCCTGCGCCACCTTGGGATCGCATGATCTTGCGTTTAACTTTCAGGCATTCACTCATCCCACCTCGTGGGGTGTACTCCTTCAGTTGTCCACTAAGAAACATGTGAAGTATCCATCCTGAGAATACTTTCTCTTCAGCGAAAGAAGAATTAATTTTGCCAAAAGATATGGTACAACAAAAGACCAATAATAATAATCTTGCCATAATCTATATTCCATATTGAATTGTTACCACCGAATGTGTTTTCCCACCATATTAAAATTTTGTCCATTATTTCCCCACCTTTTTCATTGCGTTTTTATGTGCTTGAGTAAATGTTTTACCCGCCCTCATATCATTACGCATCATTGCCATGTGTTTGGAGCTATGATGTTTACTATGTTCTTTAAGAGAATCTATTTGACGTTGTGTTAGTTTTTTTCTTTTAATCATTTCTAAACTTTCTTGTTTTTTTAGCTATCTTCTTAGGTTGTTTAACATATTGCTTCCCTGCTTTCGTTCCTTTTCTTTTTGCTCTAGTGGTGGAAGCATACTCTTTAGATGACAAAGACTTTATAGCTTTTTCTGGAAGATATCTTTCTCCTGTTTTACTGGAAGGTTTACCAGATTTAGTTTTCCATTTTTGTTTAGTCCATTTAGAAAGTTTATTAGTGGATTTCTTTTTTCCTGAGTACGTTCCACCAGCATCCTTATAATACTTAGTAGCTAATTGCATAGCTCTAGCACTATGCTTACCTCCCATTTTTGCTTTTGCCTTTGCCTTTGCCCTAGCCCATTTAGCAGGGTCACGCTTTTTTGCTACACTCATCAAACATTTCCCTTACCACTTTTTACAACTCCAATACCTAGCACTCAATTTACTTGGAGGACTAGTGTCACACTTATGTCTAGCTCTAAAAGATTTTCTACGTTTCGGCTGATCTTTCTTGATGCTCATGTTAGGATCACCAAACCTAATTAATTTTACTTGATTGTTTTGTTTTGCTAACACCGCAAATTTTTTATTTTTCTTTGGAGTTCTTTTTGGTTTGTTGTACCCACTAAACTTCTCGCCTCTATATTCTATCATTTGTTTTTCCCATTTGATTTCATAGCTGAAAACCCCATGTATGCACCCACTACTCCTGCCATGGAAACATAGAAAAGACTAGAAAGATTCCCCAGTAACTGGACACGGTCATCAGGAACAATAGGCAAAAACACAAAGACAGTAAAAACAAGCATGGATACAAGAGCAACCCATGCCATATGTCTTTGAGCATCAGCCTTTTCCTCGATGGTTTCTTGTTCATGCATGGCTGTGACTGCGGAGAGTTCCACATCGCTAACCACACCGTCTCCGTCCAGATCATATTGTGCATACTCACTTTTGTTCTGTAGTTTTTTCTGCTCTTTCCCCATCACAACAATCCATCACTGGCCTATGACATGAGTTACATTCATAGTGCGATTTAACAAACAACATGTGTCCATATTGACCACACCAAGGACACAAAAATTCTTCACCTTCAGGTATCACAAAGAAACAAGGCTTTTTCTGCAGCCCTCCTCCTCACTAATCCAGCAAGTATTCTTCCTCCAGCCCTTCGCCATTTAGGAAACTCTGATGCTACCATTTCTCTAGGAGCATTCCTGTTTAAAAGGGAACGAAGTGTGCTGCTTTGCAACCTGCCGCTACCTAAGTTATATACAAAAGAAACGAGACTGCTAAATTCATTATTGTTTAATCGGACTTTAATGAGTCTATCAACTGCTTTTTCGCTATTATTGATTTCTCGTAGAAGTAACTCCTCGGCTTCTGCTTCATCAATCGGGGCGTGAGATAAGGTGACACGACTGCCGTCAAAGGTGCGAGTACTGCCGAACCCAATAGTCGCAACATTTGCTGAACACAGGTACGGGGCAGAACGAAATCCTTCAAACAGTTTTATTATCTGCAAACCCCGTTCATTTATATTCATTTACTTCCACGAGCTATTGCTCTTCCTCCAAACCAAAACGATATGACCGCTGCAAACAAGGCTTTTGTTTCTTCATCCCAAACGGCATTGAGAGCATCAAGACCGCTGACTCCTGATGCGGTGAGCGCCAAGTAAGCTGAGATTTCGACAAAACAAAACAACATGAAGAAAGCGTAAGTAATAACAGGACGGACACTACCACGCAGACCGTCGACCCACTTGACCCCAGTCGGTTGCATGGATTTATGGAGCGATTCAATTTCTCTAATGTCTGCCTCCACATTGATAGCCTCCAGTTTCTGTGATGCTAACTCTTTTTGTTGACGTATCTGAACATCCATTACTGCAAGTTCATGTTTTTTATCTGACTTGTCTTGAAAGTAGTCCATAACTTTGGGCAAAAAAGAAGTACCAAAGCCCATTAAAGACCCAAGTAAACTTAACATACGTGCCTCCTTATTAATCTTTTATTGAAATGCCTCTTGACGCAGTTCAGGAATAGCTTCTACTGCCAGCAACTCTTCGGCTGTTATCTCTTTAATTAAATCCCTTTTTGCTTCAGCGCTGAGATTTGATCGCAGTATATCTAAACGCTCTTTCCTAAGCTCCGAAAGAACTCCAGCAATAGCTTCTACTTCTATCTCCAAATCTAAAAGTTCAAGGCGCTTTTCTTCAAACTTTTCTGCCTCACTTACAGTTAGCTCCCCCTGTTCCAAATCTTTTAAGGTATTCACCGCCTGCCCTACGGCCTTTCTAAGATCATAGAACTGTGTTACTAATCCACGAGCATCTGGTCTCGCAAAGAATCTTTTAATAAACGGATACTCACTGAGCTGCTTGCTAGGACGTTCTCCCAGTTCTTCAGAAGTCTGCCTCATCACCTGATCTATTGTATCAAACAACACTGTCCCTAAAGTCCCGCTGTATCCCTTTATCATATGGTCTATCTTTACAGGAGAAGCATTGAGTGCCTGCCCAAGTTCTATCGCCAGCGCAGATGTACGACTGTTTGCCCTGTATCCTGGCTCTAACCGTTCCAAATAAGACCCTTCAATTTCACGGCCTGTCCAAAAACTAAAGTTTGTAATAGCCTCACCGATAGGAAGCACTGCTTGTGGGATAGGATTAAACTCAAAAGTATTTGCTAAACCTCTCGTCAAAGCAGTTACAGTATCTCTAGGCACATCTTTTCCAAACATAAGTGCCATTGTTCTTTCAGGTAAAGTCTTAAATAAAAACCCTACTTCAAACGGGATAGGTATCCTGAGAGGCGGTCCCTCATAACCAGGTATGAACTTGGATGGGATGATCCAATAGTTGTCTTTTATTTCTGGGTTCTGGTTGATATATTCTTCGTCATCATGAACTAGCGCCCAGTATGCTGCGCTGCTCATCCCCACTAACAATGCCCGTGTAATAAAGCGTCTTTTAACAATATCAGATTCTACTCGTGGGGTGAAACCTTTAGCTCCCATTGAGGCTCGATAAAGAACATCAAGCCCCTGTAAACGTGCATTTAAAAACGGAACCATCACTGCTAAATTCTGAATAACTGCGGATGATCCCCGTGCTGAAAAGTTAATAACTTCCTGAGCTTCGTAAATTGCCTGCACCTCATCGCCAGTTTCTTGCAATACCTTTTCATATACAGCAATTCGTGTGGCTGCATCCGATGCCCGTGATGCGGTGCCTGATGCATCCCATATAGCTTTAAGGGGATTGCGTATTATCCTTCCCATTTTGGATGGATACTTATATTTCAACAATTCTTTTTCAATAAAGTCTGTCATCTTGGAAGGGTCACCACCAAAATCAAAGCCTGTCATTAATCCTGCGGAAGCTATTGCATCAGCCGATGTACTGCCTTTAAGCGCCTTTACAAAACCACTGGTTGTTCCAGCTAATGCCCCTGTATTACGACCACTCGTTGCCCAAGCAGAAAGAGAATCACGCAACATATTGGCTACCATGAAGTCAGGTGAACGAGTAACCATTTCTCTTAAAAACCTAGCAGGCATTCCTAAAAAATTAACAAAAGGATTTATCTGTTGATTAGAGTTATAGTTTGCTAATGCAGAATACATAGCCTGATCACTGATATGCAGTGTCATTTCCTTGCCTTTAACTCTAAACGTAATAGAATTAGTAGAACCCTTCTTAACTTTAACAGTTTGCGTGGGGTCTAGAATAGCCATGTTCCGCATAGCACGTTGCACACCTACGTTAAGCATTCCAGTCTGAACAGCGCTTAATGCATTCTCAGTTACAGTATCAAGGAACCCCCCAATAGGCATCCCTTTCCTAGAAACTCTGGTACTTACCCCAGTTTCATCTGTATATTTTTTAGCATAAGCTTCCGCTATAGTTTTTTCTTTCGCATCAAATGTAGTAGGGAGCATGGTCTCATTGCCATCAGCATCCGTAGCAATAACCGCATAAACCGTTCCCGTTCCTTTTAGTACAGGAGGAACATGGGTAGTAATGCCAGCGAACATATTGCCTTCACCAGAAATTTCCCCTAGATTTTCTTCCTTCTGATATTTGCTGTCTAGCTGTCTATAGAATGGAATATAATCCCCTGTTTCCTTCCATTTCTCTGCTTGGGCTGCATCAAGCACCCCAGTATCTACAAGGAAATCTACAAAATAACTATTCCATACCTGATAATCTTGAAAGATATCAGAGAAATCTTTATTAAACTTAATATTTTTGTCCCCTATAAGCGTGTTAACCTGAGCAACATCAACGCCCATAATTTGAGCTATCTCAGATACGCTGTTTCCCAATGCTAAATACTGTGCAATCTGCTCCTGAGTAAGAAGTTTCTCTCTTCCTTCTTGTATTAATCGTGCAGCCCTTCGGGCAATAGAATAAAAATGAAATGCTTTAAAGCGATTGC